CCGACCAACGCGACCAAGGAAAAGGCCGGTCTGGTCAAGCAGGCCGCGCACGTTGACGACCCGGCTGGCGAAACTCCGACTAAAGACGAGTTTATCGCGCTCCGTAACGCCTTGGTCACAGCCGGACAGATGGCGTCCGTCTGACACGCTACCCTAGACAGTAGCGGGACTGCACCGCAAAGGCCCTATCTCCTACAATGGGAGGTAGGGCCTAACTCATTTTCGGAAGGAGCGATCATGGACATCGACGCAAGCGTAATCGATCAAGTGGGAGAGACGGTCTACGCGCGGTGGAAGGACGCCGCGCTCGCAGACCTCGCCAACATCATATGCCAAAAAGACCTATTCCCGATTACGGATGATTACGTGGGAATTGTCGTAGGAGATGGCCGCCACATAGCGTTACCGGCATGGTATTCGGATGTGACCAACGTGCAGACCACCGACGGTGTGAAGCTCGATTTTCGCGTGAACTACGATATGGGCGACGGGTGGACGCCTGAAACCAAGTACGCCAACTGCTTGACTATCGCGGAACGTCTTAATGTCGGCACGGCAGTCACCGTGACCGGAACGCACGGGTTCGCCAAGCTTCCCGCCCCATTATCTTCAGTATTGGCGGCTGTTATCGAGGCAGACCAGAACGTTCTTGAACAGACCGACCGCATCACCTCCAAGAGCATCGAGGATGTGAGCGTGGACTACGCAACGATCAACGAGACGGCTATGGAACGTGCGTTGACCCCGTACCAGTCGCTTATTAGCCAGTGGAGCCTATGCCGGAACGGAGTCCAGACTGGTGGCATTCTCTCCATGCCTCGCAAGCATCATCAATTACCGTGGTGGCTCAACGCTCAGGATTACATGGGGGGTGACTACGCTTATGGCAACGCTCTGTGACCCGTTCCGCTTGTTCCCTAACCAAGTCCAGACGGCTACGCTTTGGCGGTACACGGCTCCCGGTCTGCCTAACGAACGACTGGCCGACTTGCAGGTGATTGTGAAGCACTCCACCCAGTCCGACCAGCCGACCGAATACGGTTCACGTATCAGCATCCGACGCTTCCACATCCAAACGGACACGGTTCCCGAGAACTTGCGGGAAAACATGGAACTATGGCCCGATCTCATGGTTGAATTGTCCGATGGCAGAGTGTACCAAGTCACGCAAGCCAGTCGAGGCGATGACATGGACATGGGGGAAACCCGGTTCATCACCGTGTACGGGAACCCGTATGGAAGGGATAGTCTATGAGTTACCGGTTACAGTTGTCCGCTACTTGGGCGCGCAAACTCTCCACCCAACAGTTGAACAAGGGCGGCGTGAAAATGATGACCGACATCCTCAAGATGGCACGTCAGAACGCTCCCGTACTCACCGGCGCTTTACGTAACAGCGGACGCTTCCAACAACTTTCCACAATGAAGTGGCGTATCACGTTCGGCAACAGTCGCGTACCTTACGCACGTATCCGCGAACACACGAACCGGTTGCACCCGAACACGGTACGCTACCTCCAGCGGGCTAGGAACACTGCCGCTAGCCGTGCTAAATCATATTTCAACCTAGGATAGGAGCGTCATCATGATTGATCTGGCCATGTGCATGACCCTCCAAAACGAGGGTTTCGGCACTTACGGAAAGACACTGTTCTTCGGCACCAGCCCAGTACTGGACACGGGTAGCGTTACGAACGCCGAGGGCATCTGGGTTAACGCGAACACCGTTGACATCAACGGCGACCTGTACACCGACCAGCTCACTATC